TAGAATTAAAGGTTGTGTGATGTGTTGAGCGGAGTTCTTCAGGGTTTCAGTACAACGACTACGATAACTGGAATACGAATTCGAATGTCAGCTCTCACCTATGTAAAATATTAACATCACAAACCGTGCACACATTGCAAAAAAATACAAACCATTGAAGGCGTTGGTACAAGAATGGAAAGCGACTTTTTTAAAGCAAAGGCATGAAAAGAATAGGTAATTTATATAATAGAATAATTAGCATTGAAAATCTTATTGAAGCTGATAAAAAGGCTCAGAAAGGTAAATCAAAACAATACGGAGTTCAACTTCATAACTTGAATAAAGAGGCTAATATTTTGAAATTACACAAGATGTTAAAAGAAAAAACATACGAAACCTCTAAGTATGATATTTTCAAGGTGTACGAGCCAAAGGAGCGTGAAGTATATCGATTACCCTATTTTCCGGATAGAATTACTCATCATGCTATTATGAATGTACTTGAACCTATTTTTGTATCCACATTTACAGCAGATACATATAGTTGTATTAAAAATAGAGGTATTCATTTACTACTAAGAAGACTAAAAACAACACTTAAGAATGCCAATGAAACAACATATTGTTTAAAATTAGATATAAAGAAGTTTTACCCGAATATTGATCATCGAATTCTAAAGCTATTGTTAAGAAGAAAATTTAAGGACCAGGATCTGTTATGGTTATTAGATGAGATAATCGATAGTGCAGAAGGATTGCCAATTGGGAACTATTTAAGTCAATATTTTGCCAACTTTTATCTCACCTATTTTGATCATTGGATAAAAGAAGAAAAGAAAGTAAAATACTATTTCAGATATGCTGATGACATAGTGATATTACATAGTGAAAAACCTTATCTACATAACATATGTTATGATATAAAGAATTACTTAAGGAATAATCTTCATCTCGAGATTAAGGATAACTATCAGATTTTTCCAGTAAAATCAAGAGGTATTGACTTTGTTGGGTATGTATTCTATCACACTCATGTTTTACTAAGAAAACGAATCAAGAAAAATTTTGCAAGGAAGCTAAAAAAGAACCCTAATACCAGATCAAAGGCTTCGTATTTGGGGTGGTTAAAACATTGTAATGGGATACACTTAACCAAAAAACTTCTTCCAGATGAACAATTTCAAAGATTTTAATATTAAACCAAGAGTAATCAATTTTACAGGCGACAAGATACCAATTAAAAGAGTTTTTAATATTCCGATACAAGTTTTGGATTATAAAATAGAAAACTCCAAACACAAGGAAAACACTAAGTGTTTGACATTGCAAATTGAAAAGGATAATGAGAAACGAATAATTTTTACTGGATCTACAATTTTGATACAACAGATCGAGAGCGTACCCAAGGATAGGTTTCCATTTGAGACAACAATAGTGAATGATAATGAATATTTTGAGTTTACTTAAGCAAGCTTATAAAACGAATATAAATTTAAAGAAAACTAAAATTATGATTAGAACATATAAATACGCATATGATTTTGGAAGTGCATATGCTACACTTGAAATAGATACAGATGTACTATCAAAAGATGATGCTACCCAGCTGCTTAATTTTTTTGCATGGGATTGGGATAATGAGAATGATGTTTATGATGAATTGGCGAAAAAATATGCATTGTCTGCCATAAAATTCGCTACTCATAATAGTCATAATCTTATAGGTGTATTAAGCGACTTTAAGGAAGCAGAGGGATATCCAGAGCTAAACGGAGTATATGGAATCAAACTAATATATGTAGAAGGTTTGGAGATTGAAGAATCAGAACTGGAGTTATTGGAGAGATAAACAAATAAAAAATAATACCTCAGTTATGGAAATAAAATTAATACCTAAGACAACGGTTAAAGGATATTCTCAATTATTTGGAGTATCTCACCACAGGATAAAAGCGATATCAAGAAAAGCCGACACTTCTAAATGTACCGGACTTTCATATGATATCATAAAAAGGGATGGAGTATATTTTAACGAATATAGATTAGTAAAAGAAGAGCAAGGATTTATTTTTAGGGAAGTGCTTTGGGATAATGGAATTAATGGGCACCATAAAACGATGAAATTAGCCATAGTAAGAGCTTTATGGCATGTTACGATTCATATTGATGAACCGTTTAAGTATAGAGAATTAGAGAGGTTTAAAACTCTAGAAAGGTATCATAATTCGCGTGAACATTGTAAACACAAAAACGCTTATTATGTGAAGAGATATGATGCAGATTATTGCCCCGATTGTGATATAACTGACCCATTTAATAAAAAATAAAAATTATGAATTTACATTGTTCTACTACTTGGCCAGATAAGATGGGAAAACTTAAAGGAGAACAAACGGTTTTTGTTCCTCAAATCCTTAATTCATTATATCATAATGGTTTGATTACAGCCGATGAAATCACCGATTATGAGCGTAGATATTATGAGACAACAGGACTACAATTTTTATGTTCTGAGCGACAAAAACCACATACTATAAGATGGGATAAAAACAATCGTTGGAAATCTGGTATGGATATTCATTTCAAAATTTGGACAGGATCGCCTTATCGATCTAAGACATTTCAGTTTGCACCTGTTTTAATGTGTACAGGTGTTCAAGAAATCGAAATAATTTATTCAGATGAAAAATTATCCGATTTGTATTGCATGGAACCGGTTGTTAAAATTGATGGCAGACCACTTACTTTGGAGGAAGTGGAGAAATTAGCTATTAATGATGGGTTTACAGATGTACAAAAATTTTGTTGGTGGTTTAACAAGGATTTTACGGGTAAAATAATCCATTGGACAGACTTAAAATATTAGAAAACACTTAAATAAAACACTATAATGTGGAAAACCGCAATAATATGATCTGTTGAATTCATAAATTGGTGTATGTTAAGGAAGTGGTTTAATCCCCAAAACTGTCTATAAAAACCCTCAAAACTGACTATTGTTAGAAATACAAAATTATTGAAAATTTGTATTATAAATAACGACACAAATAAGTATGGCAAATTTTTTAATATGTAGAGACAAAGAAATAATAAGCTTGTCTTCAGAAGAGATACAAAAACTGCTGAAATACACAGAATTATTTTTCAATAATGTAGATAAGAAATCTAATCTTTATAATCAGATGTTATCTTTTTTTAATTCAATATATTCAAAAGACAGTATGTTTTGGATTGAACAGAAAGATAAACAGCTATTGGATATAGCAAACAAAAAACAGTAATATGTACAACAAATTTAATTCTCCTCTATGCGGAAATCCGCAAGGAAACAAAATAACTCTATTGTAAATTTGATTTATGATAGAGTGGCTTAAACATCAACTCCGGAAGTATAGAGCTAGAAAGCATAACCTATGTATATGCAATCCAAAGAGATTATTAACTCCACAGAGTAAGTATTGCCTTAATTGTGGCCGAAAGATATAGATGCCCCTCTTTTTTTGTTTTTTGTCATTTTAACTAAAACCCTCCAGGTATTATATCTGGAGGGTTTTAAAAATTATTAGATTTACGTTAGGGAAAAAAGTAATTGTAGGTATTATGAATCTTGGTTATAGAAAATCAATAGATATTGATGTGCTTAAACGGATTATTGATGTTAAGTTGAATCAGACAAAAGGATTAGTTACCATTAGTGTAGAGGTTCCAATTAGTGATAGCTTAAGAAATAGTTTTGAAGATCAAGGAATCAAAGTAATGGAGAATAAGTTGCATTTGATTTCTAACAATCTGTTTCAATATAAATTTGAGTGGAGTTAGCCTATTCTTTTTTACCGACAGATTCCTTGTTTTTTCTCCCTCCCCCTCTATATCTACAATTTATAAAAATCTGTAACCTTGTAACCTTTAATGAAAATTTCATTTAAAATGCTGTAAATAAGAAATTTATATGGTTACAAGTTATTATTGTCTTTTGTAACTTAACTTTAAAGGTTACAAAAAAAATGTAACTAATAACAATATATAAACTCCGGTTACAAATGGATTTTTATTAAAAACTGATAGTTACAGGATAAAGAAATAAAAATGTAACCTTGTAATTTCTTTTTAATCAATGCTTTATACGTTGTTCCTTAGAAAGGTTACAAGGTTACAGAAAAATACAAACCCAGTTACACGGGAACGGTTACATTTTTCTACTTGATGAATAGATATAGTACTTATGTATAAGTTTAAGCTATTATTGAGTTAATTTTAATAGATAAAATCTATTAATAAATAGAAAAACCTTATTTTTACCTATGAAAACAAGAGGTAAAATGAGTAAGCACATCACTAAGGAAATTCCGGTATCACTTCATGTAAAAAAGTACCTGGAGTATACATTTGGAAAGCAATATACATTTTCCAAGAATGATTTTTTAGGTCGTATTATTTTTGGAGTATTTCAAAGAGGATATCGATTAAGAGAAAAGGTACGCTTAGATACAACATATTCAATCAAGCTTACTGAGGACAACATTAATAGATTAGGAAGGCATGTTAAATGGGAAGATTGTTTGTCGTTAGATAAAGGAATAGATTCTGTATTTCGTAATCAATTACATTTTTTAATGAATATACATAAAAAACTAGGTTTTGAAAGTGCTAAGGAGGCTATGTTGCAAGGATTATATGAAATAGGAATTACTGAAAGCGATATTAATTTCGAATCCTTGTATAGAGATTATGATCGTAAAAAAAGATACACCAAGAATAAACGTTCAAAACCAAATTCTTTAAAAAATAGAAAACCTTCTTCTTATGATTTTTTTAACTAAAAATTAACTAAAAATAGTTTGGGCAATTTGTCCTTTAATTTTGGGCAATTTGTCCGGTAAAAAAATACAAGTCAAGAAAAAAGATAAAAATTTCACTTAAATACATAATGAAGTAATCCATGAAAATTTCAAATAATAATCCATTTACGAAAACCATAAAAACAGTTCATTTTTTATTTAGTGATAGTACTCCTTTTTCTTTAAGTGAAGTTCTTAAAAATTCATCCTCAGGATTAGAGTTTTCCGAGGATTATTTAAAAGTATCGGTATTACCTGAGAATGTAAGAATTGCTTCTGGTCAAAAAGAAGGAAAATCTGGAGCAAGTTGGTCTCATAGAATTGCATTACATATTAATGAGCAAAATGAGGAGATTAGAAAAATGTTGGACTCTTATGATAATGGTTTGGTAATACCTTGTTTAGAAACCACAGGAGGTACGATTCATGTGTATGGCAATAGAAACCAACCCTTGAGTTTTTCTTATAAAGATGTTGAATCTCTGGACAATATTCAATTAATAGGGCATGAGATAATTGTAAAAGGTGATACCTATCATAGTTATAAGGTTATTAATACTGTGGATTTCTATAGTCCTTCACGTTTGGCTTCATGGCTTGCGACTTCGCTTTAGTGTCCTTTTTATAAGGATAAACCAGTCATAATATTGTACTTAATAATTCTAGGTACAGTATACATGGGCAATAATATAAATAACCTTCACTCTTTATTAGGGGGTAAATGGATGATCGATGATCAGTTTGCTAATTCTTTAGCACCATATCTTATTAGTATTCTTCAAAAGGGAAAATTACCTAAAGCTGATACAACAAAACCTGTAGCCTTTAATTATATCACAGCAAATGGTATTGTTTCAGAAGTACCCGAAGAAGAAGATAAAAAGTATGTTGCTGTCTTGAGTATTAAAGGTCCTATTCTAAAATATTCACAGTTTTGCGGACCTACAGGAACAAAAGCCATGATGTCAAGAATGGATAAGTGGTCTAAGGATGATTCTATTGTTGGTGTTCTGCTTGATTTTGATTCTGGAGGTGGTCAGGTATCAGGTACAGGTGAATTTGCAAAATTTATCCATAACTATAATAAGCCAGTAGTTTCATATACTGATGGGATGATTTGCAGTGCAGCATATTATCTGGCTTCCGGATCAAAAGAGATATTCGCAAATGAAAATGCCGATTGTATTGGAAGTATTGGTACCATGATTAAATATCTTGATTTGGATGGATATTACGAAAAATTAGGAGCCAAAGTTATAGAGGTATATGCTTCAAAATCAACACATAAAAATAATGCGTTTAGAAAAGCCAAAGATGGTGATCTAACCGCTATGATCAAGGAAGAGTTAGACCCTATTAATGAAGTATTTCACAATCATGTATTAGAATATAGACCTCAGGTTAAAAAAGAAAACCTTAATGGTCATCATACCTCAGATATTAATCAAGCCAAGGAACTTGGGCTAATTGATACAATTGGTACTAAGCAAAATGCAATCGATAGAATTTTTGAACTCGCAGAACAAAACAATCAAAATCAAAATAATCCGGATATGTCAAAAGAAAATAAAAAGTTTGACCAGATAGCAGCTGTTATTGGTCAGGAAGACCTTCAATTGTCTTCTAAAATTCTAACAGGTAAGAAAGGTGTATTTCTTACTGAGGCTCAATTAGATGACTTGGAGCAAAAACTTGAGGGTCACGATGCAGCTTTAAAAAGCGAAAAGGATATCATAGCAACAAAAATTGTTACTATAAATACTTTAGAAGCTACAGTAACATCTATTCAAGGTTCTGTAACTGATGCACTGGCCACTGCTGATTTGGAAGCTGGAGAAGATACGGAAGCATCTGTTAAGTTACTTGGTGAAAAAGTAAAAGAATACGGAGCTCAACCAGGTGCAACTGGAACTACAGTTATTTCTGGTGGGGACAGAAATCCAGAGGAACAAGACACTATCGTTAATTCTAACGATGGCCATAATCAACTATATAAAAGTTTATAATTATGATAGACATTAATCAAATTCAAAACGAGACAGAACGTTTTGTAAACCAAAATCCTAAGATTTTAAATTCTGCTATTTTAGGAAAAGAAATCACCTTAAACAAGTATGCAAGACTAGTTCCTAAGATTAGAGGTCAATATGCTACAGTTAATGGGTTAATGGGTAATGTCGTTCAGGCTTTTAGCTCCAAATGGACACCAATGGGTGATGTTCAGTTAAGAGGTAAATTAAGCAAGGATTATCACCAAAAGGTGAATTTTATTATAAAACCTGCCGAAGTATTAGGTTCTTGGATTGAGCAGAAGTATGATGAAGGAAAAGAATTAAAAGATAAGTCTATTTCTCAGCATATTATGAAGACTATGCTTTCAGAAAAGATTATATCTGATGTTGAATTTTTATCTATGAGTGGGATTAATGATCCAGCTCAAGCTTTAGCAGATCCTCCTGTTTTTGGATTCTCTATGGATGGTTTGAATACTACTTTGGCAAGGAATGCTTCTAATACTGAAAACCCTTATTATAAAATCCCGATTGACGTTATTACCGATATTAATGTTAGGGATGTTTTAAAGGAATGGGAGAAGGGAATCCCTAAAGATTATGTGAACTTAATGGATGCTATTTATGTATCTCATAGAACCTATATGAGACTAAAAGAACATCATATTGAGAACCACAGCCAGAATACAGGATTCAAAAAAGATGATTTTATGTATTCTCCATTGCTAGGTAAAAAAATAGTGAAACTTAATGGTTTGAGTGATAACGTTTTTGTTGCTTGGGTAAACCGTAATTTAATGCGGCTTACTGATGTGATCCAAAATCCAGCTACCATTACTGATATTCAGAAATTTCATTATGAATTACACGTTATGGGTGAATTCACATTAGGTTATGATTTTGCTATCAATGAATTGGTTATTGTAGGATCTAGTAATGGGACTCTTTTTACAGAGCGAGGTCTAGGTGACGCTGAACTGAACAAACTGTATTATCCACAAGAATACACTAAAATAACTTCTCCAGGGATTCCAAATTTATAATATTATGAATAAAGAAGAATTATTAGTAGTAGCTAAAGAACTCGGTATAGAAAATGCCGATTCTTTAGCTTATAACGATCTAAAAAAAGCAGTATCAAAAGCCAAGAAGGCATTAGAGGTTGCAAAAGATAATGTGACTAATGAAAATATGAATTCAGAAGCACAGCAAACAAAGGGACAAGAGGCAGACACTGCAAATGTTCCGATTGAATCTGAAAGTAAGTCAGAAGTTTTAGAGGATAATGAAAAGCCTGAAGGGCAGGAATTTGAAATTAAACCTATTGAAGCTCCGAATGCTACTGATCAGTTGGTGAAGAATTTAGGGGATCAAAAGAATGATGCAGAATTGGCTATAAAGAAAGCTTTGAATGTTCCGGAAGAAGTCTTAACAAATTCGGGAGATGAAGATGAAAACGAAAATCAAGTAAAAGAATACTACGAAGATGATCAAGGTCGAAAGTATGTGTTTTCAAGTTTTGCTCCAGAGAAATTCAGATTCAACAATCAGATAAAAACAAAAGAAGAGTGGTTACAAGACAGTGAAGCTATGGAGCAGCTTGTTTTTGGTAATAGTGCTTATGTAGAACAAATATTCAACGATTAATTATGAGTGAGTTTAAAGATTTACCAATAGAAAACCTTCCGCAATATGTAAATGAGGATATTGCATCGGGAGTAAGTGAAACTCAGGTATTCGCCTGTTCGGTTTATGATATCGATACCTTTCCAGAGACATTAAAAATCGGAGAAGCTGGGTTTACCTTGGATAAGGCTGTGGTTCTTAGTGATGATATTGTATTTAAAACCGATCGTGGTTTTTTCCAAATGACTGTACAGACTGAGACCGGAGAAGTAAAAAATGAATTAGGCGGAAATAAAGGAAACAAGAAAGCAAAGAATATGTTTGATTTCTATGTGTCTAATAATAACAAGGGAAATTTAGGTTTTGTTCAGATCTATCGTAATGTTCCTATGGTGATGGTAGTTTTAGAGAATACCGGACGTCATAGAGTAATAGGTTCTGTAAAATCTCCGGCTTATATGGATACTGTGGCAGCTACTAGTGGTAAGGGTCCTGATGATGATAACGGAATTCAGATTACCATTAGTGATTCTACTGGTAATATTGCTCCAATATACGAAGGAAACATAACACTTATAACTGATGCTCCAGCCCCACCAACCCCATAATATTTGTTTTGAAGTTGTAGGTGCCCCCAAAATCTACATCAATCCAAGGCTTGGTAAAATTGATCTTACCAAGCCTTTCACCAATGAACAAGCACTGGAATGGTATAAGGATATAAATTTTCCATATATCAAACCCATATCAGGAGCTGAAGCTGTACTTTCAAAAGAGAAAGTAGACACCATCTTGAAGCTAATAAAAAAAGCTACAAGTCCTGAAGAAATTGAAATCTTAAAAGCATCAAAACCAGATTCCAAGAGAATAAAAGAGTTGTGATTTTTCTTTTTTTGAGCCATTTTAATGTGAAACCCTCCTTCAAATACAAGGAGGGTTTTTTAATGTCCTTTTACTCCTTATAGCATAGTTAGATTTTTGATATATGATTGAACAATGGTTTTTAAATAAAGGTAGTTATGCTGAAGGTTTGGAGTTATTAAGTGCTTCATGTGGTCCTAATAAAAGAATGTATTTGAGACTAAAAAATAGTAAGGATACGCAACGCAATTTAGCAGCGCTCAAATATGAATTAAATAAGTATAGGAATAGGACTATCGAAGTTGTTCCTAAGCCTATAAAAGTTGCATCTAAGATTACTACTATAGAGCATACTGAAAACTTAAAAACCTCAAGTTTAAAAAAATCAAATACCAGGATCACTATGGCAATGCTTCCTTATGCAAAACTGCGGGATCGATTTGCTCAAAAGAACAAAGCATACTATGAGCGTTGGGAACTTAAAAAGACATTGAATTCATTACCAGAAGATGAGGAAGAGAAAGCATTAGCGATCATTGTTAAGATTATGAATTTAACGACCCTTATCGATAGTATTTGGAAGGAGTTGGATTATTATATAGAACATAAGCAAATAATGCCTACAGGACGTGATTTTAGCAATTTGTCTAATCTGGAATTATTTAAAACCAGACAACGTTTGTATCAGTCCAGAAGCAAACGACAAAAAACACTAGAGAAATTACAGTCAGAACTACCTAGTACTCCAATAGAAAAGAGATTGGCACTACAATCAAAAATTGATTCAAAAAAAGAAAAAATAACACAAATCAATATTGAGATAGAAAAATTAAGTGAATTAATTATTAACGAGTAAAACAAATTATTTATGAAAGATGTGACAGTTTTTCCAGGGCTTACAAAAGTTAAAACTCCTATCAGTTATTATGGGGGAAAACAATCTATGCTAAAGCATATTCTTCCTTTAATTCCTGAGCATAAAATTTATGTAGAACCTTTTTTTGGAGGAGGAGCNGGAACTGTTTTGCTATGCTCTATTTAAACAGGAATACCCGGGTCAATTTCATAGGAATCTCCAATTAACGAGTAAAACAAATTATTTATGAAAGATGTGACAGTTTTTCCAGGGCTTACAAAAGTTAAAACTCCTATCAGTTATTATGGGGGAAAACAATCTATGCTAAAGCATATTCTTCCTTTAATTCCTGAGCATAAAATTTATGTAGAACCTTTTTTTGGAGGAGGAGCCGTCTTCTGGTCAAAACCTCCTGTAAAATGTGAGGTGATTAATGATGTAAATGGAAACATTACCAATTTTTATGAAGTACTAAAGCATGATTTTTTTAATCTTAGAGAAAAGATCGAGGTAACATTACATAGCAGAGAAACCTATAAGCAGGCTTTAGTGATTTATAAGTTACCCCATTTATTTGATCGTAATATTAGAGCTTGGGCTTTTTGGGTAGTTACTAACCAGGGATTTAGTTGTAAGATTGGAAACTGGGGATATGACAGAGAAAAAAGAGCGCATACCATAGCAAATAAGGTAGAAGCTTTTAAAGAAGAGCTTGCTGATAGATTGCGTAATACACAAGTAGAATGTAATGAAGCAAGTAAAGTGATTATGAGTAGAGATTCTGATGATACTTTTGTGTATGCAGACCCTCCTTATATCGATTCTAACCAAGGGCATTATGGAGGGTATACTCATGAACATTTTAGAAGAGATTTAGATGCATTAGTTAGTATGAAAGGAAAATTTTTATTGAGTACATATCCGAGTGAAGTCTTGAATGAGTATATAGATAAATATGATTTGTATACCAGAGCTATAGATAAACCTTTGAGCGTTGGTAATGGATCAAAAATTACCAAGAGGAAAAGAAAAACCGAAGTACTAACCTCCAATTATCCTATAATTTAAACCAGACGGGTTTGTCAATTGTCACATCTACAAAAAGCAATACAGCTTTAACCTTACGGTTGCCCGTCTGGATAAAATTTTAACTGTATTGCTGTAGGATGTGACGTGACAAATATAGTTGTAAATAATTATTAATAGTAAAGAAAATAGTACTATCAATGTGTCAATTAATGGAAAGTGGTTATTTATTGATAAAAAATTCGAAGAATCTTATAGTGTTGTCCTTACTTATAGTTACTTGACTTTTTATGTTTATTTTGTTTTTATAACAATTCATCCACCTAATAAATTTCCAAAGAAGGTATTCATTACCTAGTCCAACACAATTTAAACTAAAATAAACTTCACAATTGTATTTTTCGATAAAGTCATAAATTTTGTCACAAACAAAATTTCTTAAGTCTTTATCAAATAAAATCTTGTTATCTTTATTTTTTATATTTAAGGGAATAAGATGTACTTCGTATTGATTTTTACTATCTCCTTTAGTAAAAGTTATATTGTACTGATTTGAATGTTGAGCTGTTTTAAAATGACAAAAAGGAATACCTAATGCCGTAGTTTCTTCAATAATTTGCATTAAGAAAATAAGAATTAATTAAATAAAGATTTTTGAAAATTAAATAACATTTCTTTATTTTTTATTAATCTTTTAATTCTATTAAGTGTAGATGAATTAGGATTATCATTAACCGTAACTTCTACACCATTACTTTGAAGAGAAGATATAAACTCGCTTGTTTTAAAAAGTGTTTTATTATTCATGGCTTACGATTAATTAATAATATATAACAAAAATATAATAAGTATATCAATTAATATATATGATGTACATATTATGTATTTATAGTGTACATGTTTTCAATAGGTTAAATCTATGCGATATTAGTCGGTAAATACATTCTTAAATTACTAATTTATTGATTGGATTTACAAGATCCATTAGAATATTAGTAGAATGTAGCTTGTAGTCAGCTTTAAATATTTTACTGTCCTTTTTTAAAAATCAACATCAATTGATATTGCATCAAAATGCAATAGATGTCGTTAGTCAAGTTTAACCAGGACTCTCCTATACAAAAGATAAAAGCATCCTTTCTGGATGATGAAATAATACTTACCGCTAAACAAGAAGAGGTAAAACAGCAAATTCGTTTTGCTTATACTCTTCGTCTTGAGGGTGGATATTCCCCATCACAAACCATCGAACATCTNTTGCATCAAAATGCAATAGATGTCGTTAGTCAAGTTTAACCAGGACTCTCCTATACAAAAGATAAAAGCATCCTTTCTGGATGATGAAATAATACTTACCGCTAAACAAGAAGAGGTAAAACAGCAAATTCGTTTTGCTTATACTCTTCGTCTTGAGGGTGGATATTCCCCATCACAAACCATCGAACATCTCCAGAAAGAATATGGAGTTAGTCAAGCTACCTGTTACCGAATTTATCATAAAGCCATGTATGTGTTTGGTGAGCTTGATATGACTGATCTAAAAGCAGAAAAACGTATTATCCTGGAGCATAAGTGGAGCCTGTACCAACAGGCACGAGATGAGAAAAACATAGAACTCGCCAACAAAATATTGGATGAGTATTATAAAATGTTTGATTTCTCGGAGAAAATGGCTCTTGAGGAGGGTGAACTAAAAGCGCATCAGTATAATGTTATAGTTGATCGTGGTGTGCGTAAGTTTATGCATCAACAATTCAATAAAGGAAGTGTTGATTTTAATTCCTATCCCAATATAGAAGATGTAGAATTTAAAGAGGTAAAAGATGGAGAAGAAGAAGGTTAATGTCAATGCTCCACAAATGACCGCTATTGAGGCTTTGGAGTTGGGAATCAAATATCTGTTTTTAGAATGGGCCAGGGGGACTGGTAAGTCTACTATTTTAGGCTGGGTGATCAAAGATGCTGCCTATCAATTACCTAGGGCAACTGGAGTATTGGTTGGGCAAACCTACCAACAAATGTTATCCAGAACCTTGCCCTCCACAAAAGAGGGACTGTCCATGTTTGGATTCTACCAGAGCATTGATTATGTGGTGGGTCGTCATGGTAAGAAATTAGGGTTTGCTATGCCTTTTCAGGCGCCAAGTAAGTGGGAGAATGTCATTCATTTCAGAAATGGTTTCATATTAATACTAGTAGCTTTGGATAATCCTAATAGTGGACGTGGGATCAATTCTTATATCGTTGTTGGAGACGAGGCAGCACTTATGAATCCGGAAAAACTGTTTAATAATGTTCAAACGACCAATAGAGCAAAGAAGGTAGAGTTTGAAAAGAGTAAATTGTTAAATGCTGAGATATTCGCATCCTCCACTCCAATGACTCAGGAAGGAAAATGGTTTGCAAATAAGGAACAAGAAATTATTGATGCGCATAAAGGATTAAATCCAAAGATGAGAAACCCTGAAAAGCATCTTTTTATAAAAGCAAATGCTTTTGCTAACGCTCAAAATCTTGACAAAGATTGGTTTGATCGCATGATGGATAAGGCTCCTTCAAAAATGCATTACAATGCAGAGATTCTCAACATTCGCCCCAATTTCAACTTAACCAGTTTTTATCCTCAATTGGATAAGGAGAAGCATTATTATGAGGACTTTGATAATGGATATTTAGAATCTATTGGGGTAGCTGCTACCAAAGCTTCTTTTGATTGCAAACAAGACAAGGATAGGATTAATACAAAACCGCTGATTGTTGCTTTGGATTGGGGAGTATTCAATTCAATGATAGTATCACAGGATACGGGAAGAGATTATAAATGTTTGAAGACCTTTTGGGTAAAGAGCCCTAAAATTATTGATGATCTGATTAATGAGGAGTTTGCTCCTTACTATGCCAGTCATGGAAAGAAAGAGATTCACTTGTATTATGATAGAAATGGTAATAGTCGTAGGGCAGGTAGTAGAATAACCTTAGCACAACAGGCTATTAATTGTCTAAAGCAGGCCGGATGGAAGGTTGTTGTAAAAACTCCACCATCATTAGACCCACCGCATAATGAAAAGTTTGTGGTGATTAATTTCTTGCTAAAGAATGGGGGTAAACACGGACTACCACATGTTGGAATCAACAAACATAATTGTAGAGATCTCACAGTATCCTTAGAATCTGCACCTGCTAAAGAAGGGAAGAACGGTATTGAAAAGGATAAGCGTAGTGAGCGCTCTAAGGTTATTCCTCAAGAACATGCCACCCACTTTTCTGATGCTTTTGACTTGCCAATATATTGGAGATATAAAGACAAGGTACTTCGATTGATCACTGGTAATCGTAGTAAAGGTGAAGGTATACCACTATTTGTGAAGTAACCAATACTCTACCTATTACACTATCATCCCTATATGCATCATGCGTATAGGGATGTTTGTTTTTTTAGGATACTTGGTCATTTAGGCATGGTGTGTATGGGGTCCTGATTTGCACAGATCCAGAAGTTAAATTCATATATCGGTCGATTTAGGTAAGGGAAAGTGAAGATTCTCTATAGGATGCGGCGCTATGGGCTGTT